TTTGATTCGATTCTTAACTTTTCAAATGCTGTGATATGTTCAAAGACAGGAATATGATATGAATTAGTAATATAATTTCTATCAAAACCATCTAATTTTTCAAAAATATCGCTACCGAAACGAGATTTTAGGCACTTTGCAAATTTGTAAGTTGTGCTTTCCAGAGGTGTTCCGTACAAACTATAGTCAATATTTTCAGCTTGTTTCCACTGATTGCATTTATCATTTAACGCCTGCATAACCTTTAATCCAAATTCTTCGCCAATCCCTTCATCAGAATGAGAATGACCAGTCATAAATTTTACACATTCGTATAAACCAGCATAACCAAGCGAGATTGTAGAATAACCATCATAAAGAAGTCTGTCGATTTTCTCATGTTTCTTTAATCTGGCATATGCTCCATGTTGCCATAAAATAGGTGCTACATCAGAAGATGTACCAAGTAATCTCTCGTGTCTTGCCCTAAGTGCTTTATGACACAACTCAGTTCTTTCCTCAAAGATTTCCCAAAACTTATCAAAATCTCCGTCAGATGAGAAAGCAATATCCGGAAGAGAAATTGTTACGACACCTTGATTAAATCGTCCATAATATTTGTGTTTGTTTGGATCAAAATTCTTTGCTTTTGCAATATTTCCTACTTTATCTGTAAATCTATCAACGGTCAGAAAACTTCGGCAATTGTGGCTATAAATACCGCTAACTTCAAAATGCTCACTAGACGTTGTCACATCATAACTATACATTTCTTTATGAATTGGATTAATCTTGATAACCTCTGATTCAATAGCATAGCCTGATACATTTGATTCAATATAGTTATCATATTTCTTTTTACATACAATGTAGCTAACCAATTCATCAGTTGGGTAAAATTCAACCCTATATCTAATCAATTCTGGATTTTTCTTTGTGTAATGATTATGATAAATTTTAGCTGGGATTCCAATAGATTGTGCTAACGCCATTTGCTGAAGTGCTAATTCTTTATTAGTAGAGCCGATTTGAACAGTAGAAAAGTTCTTTTCATTTTGATGTGAATTGATATATCCATCTGCATCAATCATTCCTGCAAAAAAGGCAAGCTTCGCTTCATAATTCCACGAGAATACTTCATTCGGAATTTGTCTATTTACTTTATTGATACCGCCAAATTTTGATGTAAAATAATTTATCGCATATTTAATCCCACCGTTATTATCTGAAATTGCACATAAATCTTTGTATGTTCCTTTTTTACCACGTTCTTGTAGAATTGTTTTAATATTCAGTCCGAAATACTTAGTAAATGTATTGCTAAATTTTTTTTCAATTTCATCTTCTCCTGTCGCAGCAATAGATGCAAATACGTGGTTATTTTGATAACATCCATCACACAACATAAATCCCAATAGCCATGCTTTATCAGTATTGAATATAATTGATTCTTCATTATATTGATTTGAGTTGATTAAGATTTTGTCTCCAAGTTTCAATTCTGATGCGTGTACATTTCTACCATCTCTTAATGTTAATGGATGATCTGTTGTACATAATAATCTTCTACCATTAGAAAAGTCCACATCCAACCATGTACTGGATATATTACGAATAATTCTTTTAGTATCAACAAATCCTTTTTCTGTATCATAAATAGTTACTTCGGATAAATCCATATATAAATTAGGATTAGCTTCGGAATACTGGTATTTGATTTCAAATGAATCAGACAATCTCCTCCACATTCTTTCAAATGATTCTACATATAAATTATTCTTAATCTTATATGTAATAAGTTCTTTTCCGTCAACGCACCCCATACATGTATAGACATCACCTTTTAATTCAAGCATCATTTTTTCGGATATGTAATCAGGGACAAGTCTCTTAGATGAACATTCAGCAGCTAATTCTGTAAGATACCAATATTTAGAATCTTCTGTAATATTATCTTCTTCCAATACATAAATAAGCTTTGGAAATGCAGGAGCAATATAAACGCCATCTTCATTTTTTACCCCTTGAATTCTCTGATGAAGCATTTCTTCAATTAACATTGCCAAGTCAGCTTTCTCACATTCGTTTTTTGCTTCGTTCAGATACATGAAAATTGTGATAAAAGGTGCTTGTCCATTTGTCGTCATTAATGTGACCAACTGATACTGAATTGTCTGAATACCTTTTTCAATTTCTTCTTTTAATCGTTTATTAGTGATATGCTTAACCTCTGCATAATGTTCATTGTATTCGCTAATCAATCCATTATCATATAACTCTTCTGTAACCTTTTTTCTGATTGATTTTCTGCTTACTTCTACAAATGGTGCAAGATGTGCCAGAGAAATACTCTGCCCCCCATATTGGTTACTAGCAATCTGTGCAATAGCCTGTGTTTCAATATTACAAGCAGTTGAAAAGCTATGCGGTGTTTCAATAAGAGTTTCGCTAATAACTGTATTGTTTTGAAGCATATCTTCAGAATTTACTAATCCACAGTTATGCATATGCTGTAAGAAGTAATCAGCATCATGAAAATGAATTAGTCCTTCATTATGTGCTTGAATTATTTCAGGAGATAATAAATATCTTTTTGTCATATCTGTACTAACAGATCCAGCAATATAATCTCTTTTGGTAGGATTTAATACTGGATTTTTATTTGCATTTTCATCCTTCCAATATTCATCTTTATCTTCTACAAGGTCATGGATCTCTATGTCTGTTGTATTCTCATTTTCTCTCTGAAACTCACGAATACTTCTATATCCTTCGTATGCTTTTGCAGTAAGTCTCTGCTTCTTAGTAATCAATTTATCATAAACCATTGATTCAATATCAGAAATACTTACTTCGTCTTTGTCTTTACACTCTTCTTCAATCTCATTTGCAATGTCATTTGCAATCTTTGGCTTTACAATACCTGAGCCGTTTTTCATTGCTTTAAGAATTGCAGTTGAGATTTTTGATTTGTCAAAATTAACTTCCGAACAGTCTCTTTTAATTACTTTCGTCAATATGTATACCCTCCTATCTGTTTCTCATAATTCCATTCAAATTATAATGGCTTAGAAATTCATCTAATTCATCAGAAGTCTCAGGATCACCAGCTAAAAATGCTTCTATATCTTTGCCGATAGTGGGATTATTATTCCATACTGTCACAATGTCACTTAATATATCGTACATACTTCTAAATTTGTCGTCATTATCTGGTTTTCTTGTTTCAACACCAAGTGAATTGATATACTCTTCTGCTTTTAATAAATCGTTTGCCATTGTTGTTTTAACTTCATATTCTGCTTTACTGACGTTCATCTTATCTCCTTTCTTAATTCCACTTGAAATCAACATTTCATTTCAATTTTAGGTGTCAAAACTCATTGATTTTCAACGGTTTTCGACACCTTCACTTTTGAATTTTTCTAAACATAGTAAAAATCTGTCAAATATGTAATTAAATAATCCAAATTAGGTTCAAATCGTGTAACACAGCGTTCAAGCCATGGATGAATCACACCACGACCAACTCCAAATACAAATACAGGAATATTATTTTTCCATGCATCGAAGATTTCAATTTGTGTGCCAGTGCTTGTTCCAAGACCATCTGCATTAACAATGACAAAATCACTATTTTCTAAATGGTTGATATCATAATCCATAACTTCCTCATCAGTTTGATATCTCACATCTTCAACAGGATTGTAAAAATCACATGGATTAATTACAGTACATTTATATCCAGATGTTTCTGATAAAACTTTCAGTTTTAGTGCAGCCTCTTCTCTCCATTGATTCATTTCATTGAATGTAAGACCATCCATCTTTCCTGCTAAATAATACTGCCATTCTTTATTAGATATTGACATTTGTTACCTCCTCACACTTGTTAATAATTTCTTTCAAGACTTCTACTGTATCATTATTCTCTACGTCAATGATAAAATCAGCCAAATCTTCTACTTCATTGAAAGACACTCTATCTTCATTGATTCTTTTTTCAATATTCTTATTAGTATCTCCACGCATTCTCATTCGTTTCATTCTTGTTTCTTCTGAACAATCGAGATATACAATAATAATCGGCTTATCAAATTCCAATTTCTTCAATGACTTAATACCTGCTACATCAATCACATATAAGTCAGATTGGTTGACTTGATCAACCGTAGCCCAATATAGATGATGATCGTATAATGTCTCGGCTGCAATATTGTTATCTTCTTTCATTTTGTAGTACATGGAAGTATCTACATAGATGTGATCTGTATCATTTTTATGTCTTTTGGGTCTTGTAGTATAAGAACACAATACATCATAACCACATTCGTCGTACAGTTTTTCTACAGAATATGTTTTACCACTTCCTGATTTACCACATATTAAATATAAATTATTCATACAAAATCTCCTTAATGTTCAAATCCAATAATATGTCCATTATGTATAATCACTCTTTCACCCTCTGATTCAAAGGCATTAATAATCTCTTCTAAAGTCCTATAATCATAATTAATAGTTTTCATCTTATTCCTCCTTATCTGTAACAGAAAATCTCTTCATATCATTTTTGAATCTAGCAATTTCATCTTGATCGTCAGATATAATTTCTACATATCTAGGCACATTTGTATCTAATGCAAAGATCGCCAAAATACTTTTAGCATCATACATATTGCTTCCACGATAGATATTGATATCACTATCATAAGTAACCACCAAATTTGCGAAATCTTTAATATCATCCATAGAATCAAGGTCAATTAGAGCCGCCTGTGAATTGTTAATCATTATAAGATCTCCTTTCTTTTAAATTGCTTACAGATAGTTATTCTCTATTTTT